TAAGAACTATTCGTAAATCACAAAAAGGTGGTAGTTTACAAAATGGTTTTGTATTTTTTGAAAACTCTCTAGGATTTCATGCAAAATCATATGATAAGATGATTGAAGACATAGAGAAACAAAGAGAGAATACTGTCACTAATCCCACTACAGGACAAGTAAAGATGTATCAGTATATTCATGATGTAAAAAATACAGAGAGTCCTATTGATAACCAATTTTTAATTGACTCAGTTGTATTCCCTGATGAAGCTACAACCATGTCAAACCTAAGACATGGAATATATTCTGGTTATAGTGTTGGGTTTGATCCTGTATCAATTACATCATCAAAGATGGGATTAAGTAAAGATATGTCAAGCACAGCATACAGTTATAATCTTGAAGATATTTGGCCAAGAATGGCACATTTAAACGCAGGTAAGTCTGTGAATCCATTGACTCATGTAGATAAAAGTATGAGAAGTCTCATGTATCAACCTAAGAGGATTAGATACTGTGGTTTACCTAATCAATCATTTGATCCTAAGTTTCAGAATAATCCTCAAGCATCATATGAGCAACTTGCAGAACTACAAGCATACAGGTATATACGGAAAGCAACACTCAATCATATCAATCTTAAAATTACTATACCTGGCAATTTAGATCTATATGTTGGGTCTGGTATAGACATCATAATTCCTACTATAGCTAAGTCTGGTGGTGGATATGGAAGAAGTACAAAGGTTGATCGTAAGTATAGTGGGCGTTACCTGATAAAGACCTTGACACATTCAATAACTCAAGATAAACTAAGAACAGACATAGAGTTGATGAAAGACTCTATTTTAAGATAAATAGTTCTGTATCAAAGAGGTACAATATGAAAACAATAGAACAACACATCCAATACGACAAAGATCTAATCGAAAATCCAATGTCATCACCTGCAGCACGCAGACATGCAAAAGCAGAACTTCATGAACTTGAAGTATACGCAGAGCATCATCCAAACGATCATCATGATCCAAATGCACTCGAACTATTTTGTGAGATGCATCCTGATGAACCAGAATGTTTAGTGTATGACGATTGATGACTTTATTTTAGGTCATTGGCATAATAGACAGCAAGCACAAAGTAATCCCCATTGTTTTTCTCAATGTGAGATAATATGGGAAAAAGAGGGGGATTTTTTTGTTTCAAAGAACTTTTATAGATCGCAAGAGCATAATCCATATAGACATAAAAGACATAAATGGGTACAAACGTCTGCTACGACTGGTATCATGCAGAATTATCGCCTTGACTTGACAAGACATGAAGAATGTGATATGATGTTTACGTTTCACGATGAATCGTGGCATGGTAAACTAGATAGTACGAGATGCCTCGGTGAACGAGGCAATCGTATTGTTTCAGAAATACATTTATATGGTGACAAACTTACTTCAAAGGATCAAGGGTTTGACGATAAAGGAAATGTCGTTTGGGGTTCTCCTAATCTGTTTCATTTCCTTCGGCATTAATGCTTGTACAGCACCAGTGACAGATCCTACTCCTAATCCTTCAACATTATGGAAATTAAAGAAAAATTAAGAGCACAGGTAAAAAGTAAATTTTACTATTGGTTCTGGGGAACAGCAACTTTATCGGTATTCATAGGTCAAATGTATGTTGGCAGTGGGTATCGTAGAATGGCAGATACACATGATGCCATCTCTGCAGATATAAACTTATTGGTAGAAGTATTGACAATGCCTTTGGAAAGACAAGTACCAACATATCCAAAATATTATTAAGGAAATCGAAAGAGATCCTTAAGATACTGGTAAAATGTTAGGGTTTCATGATAAAATAGTACCAGTTAACAAAGGAAACACATGAGTGGAGATTTTTTCACACATAACGATCGCCAACCAGCCGTAAGATATTGTAAAGATCTCACAGATGAAGAATGGATTGATTTTGTTGCACTTAAGAATGCCATATCAGAAAATCCATCATCAGTACATCCAGAAAAAATGGAGTATTATACAGAACTTCTTATTAAAACAAATCGTTCGGTGACTATGGCGACAGCATGGAGAACAGGAAGTCCATTATCGGAATAAATAATAAAAAAAGTGTGTAAATAAATGGCATCGACCATTGATGGTATATTTAACGAAAGAGAAGTAAACTTTGTTGGTAAAGACGGTTTCTTCTGGTGGGTTGGTGAAGTTGAGGACAACGAAGACCCTATGGAACTTGGTAGGGTCAAGGTTCGTATTCTTGGATTCTATACAAACTTTCAAGGAGGAACAGTAGCAGACTTACCTTCTACTGCATTACCTTGGGCAACAGTATTACAACATACGTCACAGGCAGGAAATGACGGACAGGGAGAATCGTCTGGTCAACTCCAACCTGGTGCTATTGTTATGGGTTTCTTCATGGATGGAGAACATGCACAAATGCCTATAGTAATAGGTGTGATGAGAGTTAATAAATCAGACGCAACTAAAAAAACAAGAGACTTTGCTTTTACAGATCAAGATATACCCATAGGTGTAGCACCTAATAGCTCTGCTATACATCCTGGCGATAAGAATACTGCAAATCCATTAGCACCATTAAGGCAAAGCACAAATAATACAGTAGGAATACCTGGTTCAACTACAACTTCACTAGGTGGTAGTGGGTCACCTAAAAACATAGGATCAACAAAAGATATAAACGGAAGTTATGCTAACCCAATTAAACCATTAGACCCTACACAACCAATACCTGCAGCGAATGGTGTTGGCGGTCCTTGGAAAACATTAGAATATAAATTATCATATCTTATAGAAGATCTTGCTAATACTGCTGCTACTCTAGTCAAGGCAGAGGGTGGTGAGTATCTTGATTTAATAAGTGGTAAGTTAATTACTAAGACAGAACTAACAGTCAATATTAATAATTACTTGGGTTCTCTATTTGCTCAGGTAATATCTGCTATGCGTCAAGCATTAATTAGTTTAGCAGAGGATCTTAAACTAACTAATATGTTGCTCTTATCTACAGGAGTTCCATATAATATTATAACAGCAATACAAACAGCAATTACAAAGGTATTAACTTCAGCAGTTGCATTAGATGCTTCCATTGCAACATATACTGCTACACCATTAAAGACAGTCACTGACGTACTTGATCAATATCTTTCTAATTGTGTAGATAAATCTACATTTGTTGTTAATACTGTAGATACTATTACATCTAATATAATTACAGATGTTGCTAAAATTGTCAAAGATATTGGTGATCTAACAAAATCTATTACAACAACAGTAAATGGTATAGGAGAAGCAACTACTATAATTACTGCATGGGAACAGTCAACAGGTATATTTTATTTGCAGGATGCAGTTAGATATGATGTTGTTAATATTACAAGTATCATACAACTCATTAATGATTTTGATAGTAAAATATCAGGTAGACCCATCAATACCAGTAAGTCTTTAGGTTGGTATCCTTTGGTAGGTATTACAGATAAAGTAAAGACAGAAAATACATTCAGTCAGATATATGATGATGCAGATCCATATCTAACTTCTGCAAAGAATCATATCAATGGTTCATATGAATTATATCTTGGCACACCTGGTCGTCAGGGTGAGGTGCAAAAGAAAGTAAATGGTACAACTCATACATCTTTATTGTACAACAACTCACATTACGCAGAGAAGAAAGCAAGAGATCAATATAGAAAAGATAATCCTGATGCTACTGAAGCAGAACTCGCAGCAGCAGTTGAAAAATATAGATTATCACAGACAAATAGTAAAGGAGATAGTGGATCAATAGTCGCAGATCATATTTCATGGGCAGGTGTATTGACACAAGAAGTTCATGGTGATGATTGTAAATTAGTTAATGGTACATACGCACGGACTATTGATGGTGATTATCATTTAAAGATAACTGGAAACTGTCATTTAGAAGTAGGTGGAGGATTCTTCTTAAGTGCAGAGGGATATGATTCATCTACAAGCACAACTCAGAAACATGCAATTAAGTTTGGGTCTGACGTTGATATGAATATTGTAGGTGCAGCATTAGAGATGCATAGTTCTGAGTTTAGATTAAACTCAACTGTATCTAAGATAACTGGTATTCAATATGAAAACTCATATCAACAACAATCAAATAGTGGATTGGAATTGACCTTTAACGCAGAGAGTTCTATTCAAATAGTCACTCCACACATATTAGAACTTATTAATACAGAGAAGCCAACAAGTAATAAGCAACTCGTTGGTAAGAGAACTGTAGTAAACGGTGGTGTAGAAATCATGATGAAACCAACTAAGGCATCTGACTACTATGTTTCTCTAACTAACACTAAGGCATCATATAAACAGATCATACCAGATTCATATACTATCAAGAGAGGGAGTGCCACTATATCAAGTGTCTAAAAGCACTTGACGAATGAAACTAAATACATTATACTGAAGGTAATCAAAAACTACATCATGAACTCAGAACTTGAACCATATTTGGCACACATCTTCATAAATTTCTCAAAACGTTCCGTTAAGTTAATGGATGATGAGGGATATGAACAGACAGTTAAATTCAAATTCGATGAAGAAGGATCTGAGGGTTTCGCTGAAACCATTAATAGGATTAGTAATGATCCTTTTATAGATTCTGATATGGTTACCTATTGTTTCGCAACAGCATGACAGACATTCAAGATATTACAGCAGAAGAGGCGATTAAAAACTTACCTTTTCTATTGTCATTAACAGAGAGAAACAGAACAGTTTGGAGAATTAAAAGTCCAGATGGTTCAGTTGCTCTATTATCACCAGTAATTCAATCAGGTCCTCCTATATCAGAGGAAGTGATTGATCAAGTTGAAGAGTTTCGTAACAAGTTTTTGAACGATGAAAGTTCCCAACTGGCAACACCACTCGAAGAAAGAACTGAAGAGGCATCTTAAACCTCAGAAACTTCGTCAAGCTAGAAAGCGATTAAAAATGCTCATTTCAAAACTACGGAGGAACAATGGCGAAGGTAATTCAATTCCCTAGTAGGGTACAGACAGCAGAAATGGAGTATGAACTCATACTCTCAGAAGTAGAAGATAGAATAAAATATTATAGTAATGAATTGGACAAAGCAGGTAAATTATATAACCTACTTCTCCAAAATAAAGACGAAGATGTCTTATAAATAATTCTTGTAACAAAAGGTGTGATTATTCGTGGCAACTAAAAAGATATCACAGTTAGAAACAATTTCAGATGCTAACTTGTC